AGCTGTGTCTACGCTATTCCTAACCTTTAAAGCAATATCGGTTGTCAAAGCTCCCTGTGCTCTTACATCAAGTCTCGCGTTAGCCGTTGTCGCTCCAATACCTACGTTACCTCTTAAAGCAGTTGTTAAAATAGATGAGTTTCCTAATACAACTGTATTTGAGCCAAGTCCTATTGCATTATGCCCAATTACAATTTGATTATTTTCTCCATTTCCATTTGCTCTTGAGCCATTTCCGATAAATATGCTTTCGCCTGAAGTTGTCAAAGAAGTAGCACCATCAGCAATAAACCGTCCAGCATTAAACCCTATTCCAATATTATTTGTACCTATTATACTTAATAATGAAAAAGTCCCAATAGATGTATTTGCGGCTCCTGTTGTGTTTAGGGATAAAGAGTCTCTACCAATAGCTGTATTACTTCCTCCTGAAGTTGCAGAATTACCAGCAAAATACCCAAAAAAAGTATTACTCCCTACAGATGAATTTCTCCCAGAATTTTCACCAAAAATAGTTGAAGTGTTAACGCCACCAGCCCCGTTATTGTAAACATCTCCTGTTCCATTTACAATTAAAAAGTCCCTTGTGTCAGCGCTATTCCTAACTCTGAAAGCTATGTCAGTTGATAAAGCTCCTTGTGCATTAATTTGCAATATTGCCGCTGGGTTTGTTGTTCCAATACCAACATTTCCAGTTGTTGTAATACGCATACGCTCTCCTAAAGCAGCTCCATCATAAGTAGAAAACAATAAATTACCCGTAGTTGCTCCAGATACTGCTATTTGTGCATATCCACCTGCATTATTACCGAAGGCTAAAGCGTTTGTACCATTTATACGGGCTCTTCCATTAACAACAAGTTTATCTGAAGGAATCGTATCTCCAATACCTACGTTTCCAGTTGAGGTAATACGCATTTTTTCGGAAATTGACGTTGCATTTCCAGTTGATAAAGCTAAGCCTAACGCTCCACCACTTCCGTCGTCATAAGACGATATACTTGCTGCAATATTACTCTCAGCCCAACCTATAATTCCGCCATAATAATTTGTTGTTGTTGGTGCATATAATAACAAAGACGCATCAGCTGGAACATTTGAGACTGTAGATAAATTGGTGATTTTTTGAGTTTCAATTTGTCCGCTTATTCGAGCAAGGCCAACAACGTCAAGAGTTCTTGTTGGAGTTGCCGTTCCAATACCTAATCTATTATTTGTATCGTCCCAAAAAAAGTTTGCGTTATCCTGAGCGATTGTCGTTCCATTTGAAAATAAAACCGAGCCACTTGTGAAACTTGGTAAAGTAAATTTTCCGTTAAAAGTATTCCAATCGGTAGAACTTAAAGCCCCTCTATTTACTGCCGATGCCGTTGGTAAATTGAATGTATGTGTATCAGTAACGGATGATATATTAAAATCTGTACCTGATGTTCCAACTGAAAAATATTGTACTTGCTGGGTTAATCCATTTAACGCTGTTAACCCTGTTGAAAATGTAGTTAATACTTCTGATAAATTACTATTTTCAGTATGTAATGTAATAGTTCTACCCCCCGTATTTACAAATATTCTAACAGCTAACCTATCAGTTATAAGTAATGTAGTTTGAGGCACTGGAATTGAAGTGAAGTATTGGTCAACAACTGTACCATTTGTAATGCCTTCAGGATTTAAAGAGTCGCTTGCAATAAGCGTAAAAACATTAGTTGCATCTACTTTATAAAGCTCAGCATAAAAACTAGGCGAACCACCACCACTACTCGCATTAAAATAAAATTCTACATTCCAATTACCACCAGGTATGTTTAATTGACTAGGGTCGCCTGCGTCAGTTATAAATGATGCAATATATCCATTACCAGCTCCATTTGTTCTTGTAAAATTAGTACCAACTCCAAATACTGGAGTCCTACTCATTTGGTAATAAGGGGTTCCTCCAAATGTACCCTGAGAAATACTACCATTAAGATAATAGTTAAAAGATGAACCTCCTCCTGTTGAAGTTGGGAATGTTGCTAACGTACCATCTCCTCTTATATATTGGCTTGATATACCCGCTCCCGTTATTGCAAATGTACCTGATGATGTAATAGTACTTGGAGTAACATTAAATGCAGAAGGAACGGTCATTCCTATAGATGTAACAGTACCAACATCAATCCAATCCGTCTGTGTTCCTTTAGAAGAAAGAACTTGACCAAGTGTACCAGGAGAATTATTCGAATCGTAGAAAGCTCCTGTTATTTTTGCATTAGAAGCGTTTATATCTCCTATTAATGTTATATCATTTGTAGCTGTATTACCTACTGATAAAACATCCGCCAATCCTGGAGTTACTGCTGAAGGTGAATTTATCCATCTTATACCTGTCGCTGTCTTTGAAAGTACTTGTCCTATAATTCCAATTCCTCCAGTATCATCTTGAATGTTTCCTGGTATTATTCTTGTTGAAGTAATATTACCAACAAGAGTTATATTTTGTGTAGCAATATTACCTGCATTTAAAACAGCCTGTAGCGTATCAATAGGTAAGTTAACCCAATTAATACTTGATGTTCCTTTGCTTAGATATTGGAATACAGTACCTTGACTTCCGCTTGTATCCTCAATATTATTTGGTTTAATTACCGTAGTGGTAATTGTACCTGTTAATGTAATATTTTGAGTAGCAGTATTTCCCGTATTAAGTACAGCTTGTAATGAAGCTGCAGGGAAATTTGCTGAGAATAATTGTAATAACTCCCCTAAAGAAAAGTTCTTTGTTGCAAGGGGAGTAGATGTAGGAGGAGTCCTAATAGCTTCTGTACCTATCAGTCTATCGCTTAATTGTAAGGGAGTATCCGCTGAAGGATAAGTAGCTATTTTAGACATTATATTTTAATTTAATTATTAAACAACAATTCTGACTTCTCCTGTAGATGTTTTGTAAATTGAATTTACAGCAAGACCACCTGAAATAGCTGCAGCATTGTTTGCATAAGTAGGAAGAGTTCCTCCTACTTTAGTTACAAATTGCCCTGTAGTAGTAGCAAGAGTAATAACATCTGATACGAGAAAGTTTTGAGTTGAATTAAGGTTATTTACATCTGTTCCTAACAAAAAATCATCCAATGATGGAGGAGGGGTATCAGCGTATGTACTAATCTTTGCCATTTTTATTCTTCTTTTTTGGTTACTTCTCCTGTTTGAATATTGATAACTGCATCTGCACCATACTTTTCAACTAATTGTTTTTCGTGTGCTGCAAATTCTACCTTTAATTCTTCAATGTGACGAATGATTTGTTGCTTTTGTAATTCAACATCTCCAATTGCCATTTTCGCTTTGTTAAACTCAGAGTTTAATTCTTGAATTTTTACTAATTCTTCTTGCGTTACTTGTTCCATTTTGATTTTGATTTAATTATTAATTCTACAAAGATAGGAATTTACTTTTAAATCTATTATATAAATATATTAGTAATAAAATAATTAATATCCACCATATATATATCGTATAGTTTGCCTTCTTATCAATTTCTTTTTTAAATGTTTTTACCTTAGCTTCTTTTTTTACCTCAACCTTAATAGAGGTCTTTTCAGACACTTTTATTTTTGTAGTATCTACTAAGACCTTTTTTGTTTTTTTGTATCGTAGCTTGGCGTTTTTATACGTTATTCCGTTCACAACCATAGGTAATGAATCAGATACTGGGCATACCTCTACTTCATCAGTATTAGTTACAATACTAATGTGATTATCTTGAGTAGTAACTACTTCTTGTTTGGTAACTGAAGTACTATCTACTTTTGTTGTATTATCTACTTTGTCCACATTGACTTTTCTTGCAGCGCAAGATGATAAAAGTAAAATAATTAATAATAGTATTTTTTTCATTTTTTAAAGTATAAATTGGCTTCTGCTTTTCTTCTTAAAATTAATCCTTTCATTATAATTCCATCAGCTGTTATATAATGTTGTTCAAACCAATTACGAATGTCTTTATCAGATGCTTTTGAATTAATCAACTTATACAATGTATTAGAACCTCCCGTGTTATAAACATAAGAGACTAATGCACTAAATTGGTTTTCATTTAGTGGAACTTTAATATTTTGAGCTACAATATGTTCTCTTGGGGTAAGGTCTTCAGCCAATGCTTTTAAAGCATCTTCTATTGTATGTATCTTTGATTTTTTATAAGCTAATTCAATATTTTTAGCCCCTTTAATAAAGTTACCTTTATTATCTCTCATTGCTCTTCCATAACCTTCAGTCCATATTCCTATTGGGTCCATTTTAGGTTGAAGTCCAATTTGTTTTAAGTCACCATCGTGTAAAGACTCAAAGTGTTTTATTAGATTTATTCCTTCTTGATTTGTTTTCATTATTGTAAGTCGGTTACATTTGATTTAATTTCTTTTGCTCTAAGGAATGCTTTTTTAAGTAACTTCCAAATATCTATTTTAAATGTAGCTTCTATATTTTCTTTAATTGATACTAATTCAATAAAAATTAAAAGTATCGCACATATTTTTGTAAACATATATTGGAATCCAAACCACTTGGAAATAAACTCATTAAGAACAAACTTGTCAATTACAAAAAGAAGTAATATACATATTTCGTATAGCGCCATCTTTGATATAATATTAGAAAGTATTCTACTTCTAATACTGCACCATCCTGTTAATTTTATGCTTTTAAAAATACCTGTGAATGTATCAAGAGCTATTGCAGTACCAACAGCAATTAAAAGTCCATATATAGGAACAAATAAAAGAACCAAAGACGATATTATATATTTTAAGTATTTCATTATCTTCCTTGACCTTTATATGCTTTTACATAGTTTTTACTTGACTTTAATTTGCTTGTTTTTGTTTTTGATGCTACACCTGTTTTTTTAGGTTTAGCCTCATAAGCAGACTCTTGTTGTTTAACTTTTGCCATCTTACCAAACTGCGTATAAATCTCCCACTAAATCAGCTGTATCTGTAAACCAAACTTTTTTAATTTGTATAGGAAAAAATGGCTTACTTATTTTTCCAACAATCATATCGTCTCCACCTATTGTTGTTACGTGCAAAGTTCCTGTATCTTGGCTTCCTCCCATATACAAGAAAGCTCCTGTATTTCCTAAACCTGTTTGTGCTCCTTCTTGATATATAAAATAGTCATAACCTGAACCCTGAAATATATCATCGTTTAATTGTAGTCCTGTAGGTGCTTTAACCGATACAACAGTAGCAGCTTTACCTGTATCGTAACAATACACAACATCGCCTACGTTTACAAGATATCTTACATTATTTTGTGAAGACTGTGCTTCTGAACTTGCATTAACAAAAAATTTTGCGGTTTCGTCTATTAACAGATTAGGGTCTTCACTATCGTAACCTGTATTGCTACCACTATATAATAAATTTGGAGTTGGAACATTGCAAAAATCTGAAGCTATTACCTTTAATGCTCTCGAAAATGTTTCTTTAAATACTGACATAATTTCTAATTTTTATAAAATATTTTGTTTACTAATAAGTTAGGATTGTTTAATTCCTTTTTTCTTTCAGGGCATCCGCATTTTTTTCCTGTTGCTTCTGCAACTTTTTCAACCACTGCCTTAATACCCGTAGCAGTAGTTATTTTTTCAATCGTATCTCCTAATCCTTTTGATTTCATTGTGTAAAGATATTAAATTTTATTAAATTTTTGAAACTCTATTTCCCATACCTATTCTTGACTTCTCTGCTTTTTTAGCAGATAATTTAGACTTACTAATCTCTGATATGGTTTTTGGTGTTTTTGATGACACCTTTACTTTTGGTCTGCAGTATTCATTATTTCCTCCTGCACCACAAGCTTTTCCTGATTTTGTATCAGTCCATTTTTCTTTATCCCATCTTTTTAAAGATGAACCTGCTTCAGTCTTTCTCACAATACCTGAACCTTTTCTACATTTAGCAATAGCTTGTGAAGCTCTTGCCGATGGAAAGACGTCATATTGTGCTTTTACTTTTTTATAACAAGCATCTTTTGGCATATTATTTCTTTTTAGCAGGTATTACCCCTCTTGCAATAAGAATATCTTTTTTAGTAACTTTTTTATCTCCACTTACATCAGGAAATCCTTTTCCTTTAGTTGTGGTTTTACCTACATTACCTTTTAAGAATTTCATTTTACCGTCTAATGATTTTTTAGACTCGTACTGTTTTGCTTTTTCAATTACTTTTTTCATTAGTATTTTCCTTTACGATTACTTGGATTACTTGTAGTAGAACCTCCCGGTCCTGCCCATAAATTTTTACACGCCCAATATCTTGGGGTTAGTTTATCATTAGCCGTATCACAACTGTGTCTTGCTTTAAAACTTCTTCTTGCTGCAGGACTATAGTTGTTCCCATAACCTTTTGCTCCAAAATGGAGAAGTTTTTCCTCTCCATTGGAACAAGCTTTTACCATCTTCTTCTTTCCAGGTCTATCGGAAGGAACAGGACGATTGCATTTCATATTTGCCTTATCAGCCATTATGCAGAAAAGTCTCTACTATAATGTCCTGCTTGAGCAACTACTTCTTCAGCTACTACTTCTTCAGCTACTACTTCTTCAACTGTAACTACCTCAGGAGTTACTACTTCAATATCTTTTACTTCTTTTGACTTTGCCATCTTAATTCTATTTTAAAAATTAACAATAAGGATTAGTTCCCTTCATTCCTTTTCCTGATGCAGCTTTCATAACTTTACTTGCTAAACCACTTCCATCAGCTTTAATTTTAAGCGGAGTATTATTTCCACTTGACATAGGCATCTGCATACGAGATGAACCTGGTAAGTTTGGTGTATCTTTCATTATTTCTTTTTCATTGCAGTTTTAACAATTCCTTTCATTGCTCCTTTTACAGCTCCTTTAGCTGCTCCTTTAATTGCTCCTTTAATTGCAGGTTTAGCTGCTGCCATTGGCATCTTCAATTTTGATGATGCAGGTAAATTTGGTGTTGATTTTGCCATTTTGTTTGTATTTGTGTTAGTAATTATTATTATTTTCCTGTTGTTCCTTTAAATGAAGCCAATCCATATAGGCTTCCATCTGCTGCAGATTTTCTTTCTCTACTTCTTGCTATTCTTGCTGCATTAACTTTTGAACGAGACTCATTAATAGCAGTTTGCCTTGCAGCATTTCGTTTACTTATATCAGATAAAGCTGATTTTAAATCAGTAACCGGAGCCTCTACATCAGGGCTATCCGATAACGGAGTGTCTCTTCTCTCTTGTTTTGTCTTTAGCTTCATATCTTCTCTTGTGAAAGTTTATTTATCTGCTGAATAGCCGCATCTGCAGTAGCTTGATACTTAGTAACAGGCTGAGTGTACTGCTGATTCATAGGCTGCAATCCTGAGGTAACAGGTTGTGGCTCAGGAGTATTTGCTAATGGTGTATCTGGTCTTTGCATTGTTATTTGTTTTTTATTTTATATCCGTTTTTGTCATAACCGAGCTTTCCTTTATCAGATTGTCTAAGTTGATTAGAAATTGCTTTGTTTTTTTCAGAAACTAAATTTCTCATCTCTTGACTTTTTTTATTATCATCCTTATCGTTAGAAATAAATTTTGGAAGATTTGGTATTAATTTTTGCATTTTTTGATTTATGTCTCTAACTTTATTTCTAAAATATACTGTACTATCTTTAGGAATAGGAGTCTCAGCTAATGGTGTATCAGGTCTTTGCATTGTTATCTATTTAAATATTTAAAATCCTCAGGGTGGGCTTTCTCATCTTTTGGAGAAATACGAACTCCTGTTGCAACCTTTTGAGTACTCTTTCCTTTAGAAGGTAATTTCTCTTTAACTGCGTTAAACATTTTTGGTGCAGGAGTTGCAGCCAATGGAGTATCAGGTCTTTTTACTTTTTTGTCTTTATTAGGTTGTTCCATTGTTATGTCTATTTTAATTAATAACTTTGTAGCAAATGTAGTAAATTTATTTTAAATGAAATCAAATCAATTAGATTATCTAAAATATTGGAGAGTCATCAGACAGTTTATGAAAATCAAATATGGCTTAAATCAAGCAGACCTTGATATGCTATTATTCTTATACTCAGAGAAGTATTTTGATAGAGGAAAGTTTGAAGAGTTTGATAACCTTCTTGGTTGGGACAAACAAAGATTTGAGAACCTAAGACAAGCCGGTTGGATTGTTGTCTTTAGAAAAAGAATGGGAGCACGAAAAGCTATATACCAATTATCAATAAAGTCAAACCGAATGATTCAGTCTATATATAGAAAACTAAGCGGGGAAGAAATCCCCGTTAGTAGTGCTAATAATAAAATGTTCGCTAAGAATGTATCCTTCTCAGATAAAGTCTATCGTAATATGATTATAGAAATGAATAAGACTATAAAACAACAACGACATCAGACTCCCGAATAATAGTATACTGCTTGTCATTAATTAACATTGTAAATCCGTGGGCTTTATCGTAGTAAATGTCATCACCACTTTTAATATTTGGTACATCGGTACCTGATTCAATTACTACTCCACGCTTATATCTCATTTGGTTTGCATCCTCTCCCGATAAGATTAATCCTGATTCTGTTTTCAACTCTTCATCAATTGTTTTGATGACAATGTATTTTCCGATTGGTTTCATATTTTCTTTTTTATATTTTTTGCTCTAAAATTATCTGTTTGTGAATGACAATTAGGACACACTATTTGTAGGTTGGAAATCTCGTTATTGGTATTAACACCATCAATATGATGAAGCTCAAGTGTAATTGGTGAACCTAACCAGTCTGAAAGATTACAAATACTACATCTGTACTCTGCTTTTTTTAACATTATCTTTCTTACTGTTTGAACGTGAATCTTCTCTCCGTTTAAATGCTTGGCGTTTGATTTTCTATCCCAAGTAGCTTTAGTTCTCTCTATCTTTATTGGAGAGTTATTTAAAGCATAATAGTCAATCTTATCCATTACACCACTCTTCCAATTAGCTAAGTTTTTTTTACTTATCTTATCTTTAGTCTCTGAAGTGTGTGGTCTTCCGTTTCTACAAGTCCAACTGCAGAAATTTGTAAAACCTTTTCGAACCTCAAATGAACTGTTGCATTTTTTACAAAGCTTCATTAATTCTTTTTTTAATTTTATCAATTACTACCTTAACCTCAGCAGCCCTCTCGTAGTTACCCTCAATGATATGCTTTGCCCTTAATTTTTCTAAAGATTCAACTATTCTCTCAAGAGTGCTCATTGTTTTATTTTTTAGATTCGTCCTTCCAATTTAACCAAAAACCTACAGCAACAACTATGTTCATTCCCATTGATGCTACTATCTCAGATATGTCCTCGTAAATATTTAAACTTAGGTGAACGTGACCTACCATCCAAAATGGTATTGATAGGTTACACGCTACCCATATAATTGTAAATTTTACAAATTGTTTAAATTTATGATTCGGCTGGAACATAACTACGAGCCAATGTGATTGTAGCATTGGTACTTAGAATAGTTGTCGCAACTGAAATTGCATTTTGTAATGCTGACCTTGTAACTTTCAGCGGGTCAATTACACCCATCTTAATCAAGTCACCGTACTTACCTGTCTTTAGATTATACCCCTCACCATTAATTAATGTCCCGTGGTATACATTATCTACTTTCAATCCAGCATTAGTTAAGATTTGAATAAGAGGTGCTTGTAATGCCTCGCTTACGATTCTTACCGCAGCATTTCTCTCATTATTATCTCCAATATCGTGAAAATTAAAAGACTCCTCAAACAATGCTTTACCTGCACCAGGTAAGATACCCTCCTCTAAAGCTGAACGTACCGCACACACAGCATCATCTACTCTGTCATACAATTCCTTCTGCTCCAAGTCAGTTTGTCCGCCCACAAAAATCACGCCAATTCCTCCTGTTAGTGAAGCAATTCTCTCCAATAAAAAGTCCTTCTCGTTCTTTTTATTTGCATTTTTATGTGCCTCCCATAACTGAGCTACTCTCTCATCAACTTGCTTTTGATTGGTACGTGCATCTGACTTAATGATTACAGTCTTGTCTTTGCTTACAATTATTTTTGCAGCGTGTCCTAAGTCTCCGTAATTCATAATACTCAAATCATCACCGGTCTTCTCACTGAAGTAAGTAGCACCTACACTAATTGCAATATCGTGCATTAACTCGTGTTGCTTGTATCCGAAACTCGGAGGAGCAACCGCACATATCTTAACGCTACCTTTCATCACATTCGCTGCCAATGTATTTACCACATTCGCATTACAAGGTGATATAATCAATAACTTCTTTCCTTCTGTAATAATTGGTTTTAATATGTTCTCAATCTGAAGAATATTTGCTATCTCCATATCAGCAACTAATACCATCACGTCCTCGAGCACACACTCGTCTTTCTTTTGCTCATTAATAAACATTGGACTTAAGTATCCTCTGTCAAATTTTAAACCCATAGTGGTCTCCGCATACGTCTCATCGTTCTGACTCTTTTCCACCGTTACAATCCCATTTTTTCCAACGTCTTTGTAAACCTCAGCAATAATCTTTCCTGTATCACGGTCATTATTAGCCGATATAGTAGCCACATCAGCTAACATTGAGCTCGATACCTTCTTGCTACGTCTTCGTAACCTATCCACCACCTTATCACCTAAGTCATTTAAGTGTCTCAATACCTCTGTTCTGTTCAAATCCTCAGTAATATGAACTAATCCACCAAGAACTAACGCCTCAGTTAACACAATCGCAGTTGTTGTACCATCACCCGCAGATGATGCAGTACGCTCAGCAGCTTCCTTCATCATTTTAACGGCAAGGTTCTCAGAAGGGTCTATCAAATCAATAGCTTTAGCAACTGTTACACCATCTTTAGTAACAGTAATCCCGTGTGTGTGTGATGGGCTCTCAATTAGTACCGTATTCCCTCCAGGACCTAACGTACTCTTAACCGCTTTGGACATTTTAACAACGCCACTTACTAATTTCTTTCTACCATTCTCACCAAAGAACAAATCTTTAGGAGAATAACCTTGATTTTCTAACATTTGATTTAATTTTTAATTGTTTAGTGCAAATATAGTACAATAAATTCTAATTAAACCCGTATTTGTAAAAAATATTTGATAGAAGTACAATAATTATGTATAAAAATACACACATTAGAAATTTTTTCATTTCATCAGGTGTAGGATTGGGGTCTTGGTTGTATGTTATCATTATGTCGAATGTCAATTTTAGGTATTCCTATATATATATATATAATTTCCCTTTATTATATTTTTTTTTCCACTATATTCTCTTCTTTTTTTCGACATTATCGACATAAAAGAAATAATATATTAATAATCAAATAGTTAGAAAAATCAAATCGTCGCAAAAACGTCGTAAAATATAACCAATTATGTCGATTATTAATAAAAAGATACCCACATAGATTATATGTGGGTTTCCTAAAGTTTAATTTTGACTATGAATAGTCCTCTGACATATCAGACATCATCTCTCCCATAGCTGTTCCTTTTGCTACGATAGAAACTTTCTCAGCAATCTTCATTGCTCTTTTAACTTGAGCTGCCTGTGCAATTCCAGTTTGTCCATCAGGGCGATTGTTAATCAACATACCATCTTTAACTGTAAGACCACTCAAAGGACCTACGTTCTTTTGTTGGTATATACTGTTTTTTAAATTCAAATACTGTTTCATCTTTTTGTTTTTTAAAAGTTTAGACAAAGATATAATTTTTATTAGATAATAGTAGTGTTTGGGCTATACCCCCATTTGACGTCAACTGCCCTCGGGGGAAAGTCGATATTTAAAAAAGGGGTGGGGGTTACATTTCCAAAACTTCGCCCCGACTTTTTGGCTTTTTTGGTTGGCACCTTTGTACCCGTACCCGTCCGTCCGTTTCCCCTTGGTGCACCCGTTCCCGTTTCCCCGTTTTCCCTTTGCCCTTTCCATTTGTTGCACGATAATAGACTTTGCCTAACATCACGCCCACATTTTGCAACCTCAAATATTTCACAATAACCAAACTGCCTCAAACCTTTGTAAACATTGGCAAAATATGAGCTCATAAAATTTAACAAAAATTTAAGAGTTTTTATTTTGTATTGTGAAAGTAATGTTTTATATTTGTACCTGTATTGATATAGTAATTAAAAAAGCTATTAAAAACATTAACAAAATATTAACAAAATTTTAACATTATTTATTTTTTAATATCAATTTAATGTGCTATATTTGTACTATAAATATTAAACAATTAATCATTAACAATTAAAACCTTTAAAATGAAAACACAAACACAAAACACAAGCGTTAAATTAAGTTTAACCGAAAAACAAACTTTGCTAAAAAACAAAGAGCAAAAAAGTACTTTCGACTTTGTCAAGTTAGCAAATGTAACGGACAAAATAGAAAATAAAACGGCTTCGAAAGTCTACAAAAATTGTATTGCCAACCCTGAAATTAAGAATATTTTAGGAAGTAACAAGGTGCCAACCTTTGCGGAGTTTCTTACAAAGTTACCTATTAAGCCAAGCTATTCAAATTGGATAGGATATTTAACCCTTGCAAAATTCAATACTAAAAACGAGCTGAAAAAGAAAGTAGAGAGACAAAATAAAACTGAGGCGAAAAAGTAAGCCAATGACAAAGGGGCTTTGTATGTGATACATTAATAGAAAGCGAAATTCTAAGCCCCTCAAAATACAAGTAAAAAACACACTAAAAACAATTTGCCGAAATGGTATAATAGCGAAATGCTTATAAATTGTTAACACGTGAAAAAGTTTTGGACATATTGATTAAGATAATTTTTAGGTATGAAATGACGTGAAAATTTTCGATAGGCAAAGGACTTGCCCAATCAATACGACTTAATTCAAGGTTTTAAACGACTGAAAATATTTAAAAGCGTTTACACGTGCATAGGTATATTATATACCAACGTGACCGAGCCTATACATAATGCGTGTATAGTGGTATCTATTGGCGGAATAACTTAATGCTATCTACAATAATTGTAGGTACTCCAATATGGTATAGGTAATGGATTAATAGAATAAAATGGAATATCTAAAGAGATACAAATACAATTTAACCCAACCTATGAGGTGGAATATAATTGCGTAGCTATTGGAATAGTTTATAGAGAGCGAAACTCTACTACGCACTAACTTTAAAACCAATTTACAATGAGAACAACCTTAAACACAATCTTAGCTTTTATAGGTTTATTAGCTAACAATGACACTACTTTTGCAATAGTAGTAACATTATTATTAATTATTAATTTAATACCATTATTTGTACCGAAAGATGAAAGTAATTAAAAAGTATTCTGGAAATTATCAAATATATATTGATGATATATATGTAGGTAGTATTGACAAATTAGAGAGTAATGAGTGGGTTTGTTTAGATAAATATGACAGACCATTTGAAATGTGTAACACAAAAAAATATGCTCTTACATTATTTTATGTAGGAGTTAACGTATAAAATTAATATGAGAACGGAATTAACAGACATATCGAAGTGGCTTTATATATATAGCAATCCAAAAAGTGATGCTGAATTTAATAGAGCTGAAAAAGAATTAAATAAAGTCCATAGTAAGTATGGCACAATAGACTTAAGTATAATCAAATCTTTAATCAATTAAAATTATGAATTATATAGAACCAATTAAAGAACAATTAGATAAAAACCTACACGAACAATGTGTAATGTTTATGTTAATAGGAACACCAAGCGAAAGTCCAAGGTGGATGAACTTCGGAGGGTTCGATAATGAAACAAAAGTGTTAACAATACAAAGCACTCAAACAAGGAATATCTTTTTCAATGTTGAAACCGACTTTGATTTTCACATTGAGGTTCACGAATTTTGGGCACAATTCAAAGAGTATAGAACTAAATTTTTATTAGATAATTATCCAACAATTAATCCTTATTAACATGGCACTTTATGAAATAGTTATGGGTAATCGTTCGGGAGATACGAATTACTCAAGATTAATATTATCAAATGAACCTTTAGATGAGGAAAATATAGATAGTGTACTACATATAGACAGAAGTTATGGCGAATATGTTTTATCAGTAAGTATAGCTACAGTATCTATAAACTCTTGGGACGAAAAAGAAGAAGAAGAATTAATTAATATTAGAAAACAATTATTATGACAGACATAACACATTACTCAGACCAAGAATTAAGCCTTATGTTTTTAAACGATGAGCCATTGTACAAAGAATTTATGAGGGCAGTAATAAGAGAAGACTTTACAATGCTTCAAGAAGTAGCTGCAAAGTTTTTTATATTCAACGAAGAACAATTAGAAGATTTAAAGGAAACATTTAAACAAGAAGTAACTGAAACCAATTTATTATGAAATTTAAAATAGACAGACCAATAAATGGGTCTTACACACTAAAGATAACGCACGAAGAAACTGATGATTTCTCTTGGGTAAAAAAATATGGCGAAAGAACAATAGAAAAAGAAAGATTAGATTTTATAAGGATTGATGACCAAGTAATCAAAGGTTGGATTGATGATGATGGAGTTGGTCATAGAACAAGAATAGAAACTAATGAAATAATAGAAGTAAATACGCTTGAAGAATTATACGCCATCACTAAAGAAAATGAAGGCAAAATAGTATTTAGTACTAATAGATGGAGAAAAGATTTAGATGGTTGGATAGAAATTTACGATGATTACAGAGAATAATATAAACAATTTAAAACCAATTTATTATGAAATTATCAGAATTAAAAATTTTGTACAATGAGTTTAGTGATGACCGAACTGACATTGAGAATGCCATTGAGAGTATCAATGAGGGTTATGTATCTATCAATGAGATAGAGCGTGGTGAGTATATATCATACGATAATAGATACTATTCAAGCGATGAATATGTAACATTACACGATGGTGATTTGTGTGATAGAGAACGTTCATTTTGGTGTGAGGGAAACGATGAATACTACCACGAGGACGATGGAGTTCGATGCTATATGTATCGTTCAGAGGAGTGGCGAAGTAATGATTGGGCAGAACGTAATATGGACTACCTTTATCAAGGCGAGTGGTATGATGGTGATGCTTTATCTTATCACGACCTTGTGTGGTGTGAAGATATTGAAGAGGTAATGAGTGAAGATGATGCCTACTACCACGAGGGTGATGGTTGGTATTCCTATCCCGATGATACAGAGACTTACTTACGTGGGTATCATAATGGTAGTTACCAATCCAAGAACTTCGATGGCAAGTCAAAGTATCGTATCGGGTACGAGATTGAGAAGGAAGACCAAGACGTACTGGAGAGTATAGACATTGATAACTTTGAAGAGCAGACAGAGTACAAGTGGCGTAAAGAAAGCGATGGCAGTCTATGTAGTAGTAGTGGCTACGAGCTCATTAGTCCTACGTTTGAGTTTAATATCACAAAGATATTCAAATATATAGAGAGTAATGAGGTACTTGTAAACCATATCAATGCCAATCATAGTACTTCGTGTGGTGGTCATATCAACTTATCAGAGAAAGGTTTATCGGGCAATGAATTGTTTGATAAGATAAAAGGTTATACGCCTTTATTCTATGCCTTGTATCACGGTAGAGTAGATAAGAACTATTGTAAAGGTAAGAACAACAGAGACCTTAAATATGAGAACGAGAAGTATCAAGCTATTAAGATACACGACAATCGTGTAGAGTTTCGTATCATTAGTGCAGTACCTAATGTTAAGACATTGAAGTGGAGAAGTAAACTAATTATGTCGATACTTAAAAACCCTACTGATGATGTGATACAAGGTTATTACAATGTAGATACAAAGTTCACACGATTACTTAAGGAGACTTATACAGATGAGAAGTTAGTAACGCTTAAGGAAAGATTTAAAAAATATACAAAACAATTTGAAGGATTAGATATATAACAATTAACAATTAAAACCAAACATTATGTGCATAGCAATTTTAAACACAAAGAAAGCAGGTAGATTACCTAAAAATCAAATCAAAAATTCTTGGGACAACAACGACATGGGAGCCGGTCTTCTATGGAGTAAAGATAACAAGTTAAATGTATTCAAGACATACGAGTATGAGGAGTACATAGAGAAGTACAACGATATACGTGATGACAAATCAGTAGGTAATATTGTATTACACTTTCGTATCGCTACGAGTGGTTACAATGGTGAGCACAATCTTCATCCATTCCTAACTAACAATGACTTAGGGTTTGTACACAACGGAGTAATCAAGGGACTGGGCAACAAAAGTTTCTCAGATACCTATCAATTCAATGATATGCTTAAGAAGTTCAGTCACAACTTTGTTGCTTGTGAGATGACAAAGTATTTCATATCAGAGTATATAGGTTATAGTAAACTTATATTCTTAGATAGCAAAGATAGATACACTATTATCAACGAAGACTTAGGTAAGTGGAATAGTGGTAACTGGTACTCAAACGATTCATACAAGCAGTACAATGACTTTCATTATTATGGTAATCAAAAAGTATCTAAGACAGATACTAAGGCAACTACTACTAAAAAGTTTGATGATGTATGGGAGTATGGTAATACTTACGACTATAATCAATACGACACTTCGTATGATGAGACTATGGAATCAGATGATGAGTGGGCGATGTATGAGTATATATGTGATGTGTATGGATTAGACCCTGAAGATGATGATACGTTTAAAGATATTGAAATGTATATGACTCTTAATGATGCTCACGATATTACCTCATTGTATAACTTAGTAAAAGAAACTATCATCTAATGGAAGACGTTAACAAATTTTATGAATGGCTACGCAAAGTGGGTAGCGTTCATTTAGCTGACAATTACAAAATGACCAAGGCATACGAAATTGTTTATCAAAATAGTATAGACCTAAGAAAGCTAAAAGGGAGTATTAACTTAAAAAAGAAAAAATGTACACAATCTATTTAAACTATTGGGATAATAACGAGGTTGTTGCCCAAGTATCAAGCAGATACCGAGCAAAGAAATTATGTGATAAATTGTTTAACCTTAACGAAAAATTTATAGTATGGTACACGAAGCAATAGGAATTTGTAATAGAACTGGTAGTTATGTAGTACCTACTAAAGTAAAAGGATATTCAGCATATTGTCCTGAATTAGACGAGGACTTGTATGATTTTGAATGGGATACTTTATATTATTTTGAGGATTGGGTTAGCGATATGCTAAATTCATCTGACTATTCAGAATATGAATTAATGTGCTTTGAAGAACATTATCAAAATTTATTAACATTTGAAGAAAACACGGAAATATTTATTAAACAATTAAACAATTAGAAATTATGGAAATAAAAATTAATTTATTAGAAGTTGCATCTGAATTAGCACACGAAGTTGTGTGTGCAAAATTTGAAGACGATGATGATTATATGTATGAAGTTGTAACCGATACAACAATTTCATATACTGAAGAAGTACAAGGCGTATTTAACGAATGGTACGACCATTATTATGAATTACTTAACAACTTAAAAATCAATTAGAAATTATGACACAATCAACGGGACAATTAGACAAATTAATCGAAGAAAAAGTAGATGAAAAAATCAGACAATTTTCATCAAGTATTACCGAACAAATAAGAAATTTTCTAAAAGAGAATGGTGCTTGTAGTGGTGACTATCTTTGCCAAGCACAAGAGTTTGAATTATTTAATCAAGCATATAGACCTATTAATTATGAAAATCGTAAAGTTAACGTGCTTTGGGATAATTTAAAAGGAGGCTTAGATTTAACAATCAAGGGTAAAATGATTGAAAGAGCAACAAAAGACTTATTAAACAAAGTTTCACTATTAAGCTAAAAATTATGGGCAGATATTATCAAGGAGATATAAACGGAAAATTTTGGTTTGGTTTACAACCAAGTGATGCACCAAGTAGATTTGGGGGCGAAGAAACAGAGCCAAGCTACATTAATTATTATTTCAACGAAGACCATTTGGAAGAAGTTGAGAATGAAATTAAAGCCATTGAGGAAAAGTTAGGTGACAATAAAAAAATTATTGATGACTTCTTTAGTAAGAGAGATGGTTATTCAGATAAAGATTTAGAAGATATAAACATTAGCCAAGCTATGTTGCGAGACTATGCCGACTTAGGTATTGGAATACAAATACGGGATTGTGTTTTGGAAAATGGGGATTGTAACTTTGAGGCAGAACTATAATGGAAACACGGAAACCATACCAAGTATTTTACGATAACAATTATGTATGCACGATAACTGCATTCAGTCCTTATGAGGCTATTGATAAAGTATTTTATACTTATGTATCAGAGTTTCCAGAGATTGATAGAAAAAAATTAACAACAAAGAAAAAATAATTATGGAAAAAGATTTAAACATTGGTGATATTGTAAAGTCAATACACCCCGAAGATAAAGATTTTGGTACAATGGTTATCGAAGATATTTATGGAGATACCAACTGCAAAATGGTTGGACTTGAAACGCTATTCTTGTGGAAAGATTTAGTTAAAATGAAACCATTTACAATTACTTATCAAATGGAAGTAACCGTTGATGCGTTTAATACAGAACACGCACAAGAGATTTTCGATAACGAAATCAACGTGTACGATTTATCAATGGAGTTTCGAGCAGAGTTTGTTAAACAATTTAGTATTGAAGAATAATTATTATGAAAGTAACAAAGGATAATTTTGTATGGTTAATAGTAACCGACAACGCAGAAGAAATATGGGATAAAAAAGTATTTGACTTATACATTTTGTATGATGACGATAGCGAAAGTTTGGTTGAAAATTATAAGGAATTAGTCAAAGCTATTGACGATGGTTTAGATATTGGAATAGAAGTAGGACACTTAAAAATAACAACATTATGAAAGTAAATGATTATATTTATATAGTGAATGAATACGGAAAATTCTTACGTAAAATCGTGTGGAAAGGTAAATACAAATTTGAATGGAATAGTGGTTGGGCAACCATTGATGAGTTGATACCCAACGAAGATAAAGAAAGTAAAGTTAAATTTATATTAAACCAATTATGAATATATTTAGAATAAGTACCACTGCGTACAAAGAAGAAGACTTCTATCTACATACAGAGTTAGATGAGGTAGATATTGTAGAGGTAATAACGCCTATTGTTAATGCCGAGCGTGACGGCTATGAGGTGTACGATAATGAATTGTTATTGGATATGCTTATCAAGAGATACCCAAGAAAGAAGATAGAGTTATACGAAGAATTTAAAAATATAATAATATAAATTGAGTAGCAAAGGAAATCCTTACTTGTCGGTAATGTAGGACGTTGTAATGCCATTGGTCAAATCAGTCGCTACTCTGTATCAAGTTTATTTATATATACTTCTTGATGCACTCATAATAGCTGAAATTACAATAAGACTGACTGACGTGAAAGTGCGTCATTTTTTAATAACAATATGTCAGGTAAATGATGGAAAAAACTTGACATTTAATAACGAATACATTATGAAATATTTATTGTTATGGTGTGGATACGAATTGATACGACCGAAAGTAATTTGGTTATGGTATTATTTAATTAAACAAGCGAACAAATGAAAGATAAAATAGTAAAAGAAGTATTAGATAAGTATAAGGATAGGTCTAATGTTGGAGTTGAGAAGTATGGAGTAACACTGGAACGTGGAGACTTAAACTATAT